ACCCAAGGGCTGCTTGGGGCTCAACAAGGTGGTGCTAATTATATCAGTGCTGCTACCAGCGCAGCTTTAGCCGGAGCTGCACCGGTCAACCCCGGCGGCTTGAACGTCGGCGCATATATGAATCCCTATACGCAAGGGGTTGTCGGCGCTACTCAAGCGGCTTTGAATCAGCAATTTGGACAGCAACAAGCGCAGCAACAGGCCGAGGCTATCCGGGCTGGCGCTTTTGGCGGGGATAGGGCAGGTCTTCAGCGTGCCCAACTTCAGGGTCAACAGGCCCTTGCTGAAGCACAAGCGATTGCCCCTCTTTATCAGCAAAACTACAATCAGGCCCTTGCCGCAGCACAACAGCAACAAGGTGTTGGCTTAAGTGCAGCTCAAGCAAATCGCCAGGCCGTGCAAGGTCTTGGAAGCCAGTTGGCCGGTCTTGGCCAACAAGGGTTTGCCATGGGGTCAAGCGCCGCGCAACAACTCGCTGGTCTTGGTACGGGGGCTCAAGGTGCTGCGTTGCAGGGAGCGCAAGCTCAGTTGGCTGCGGGTCAAGTTGGCCAACAGACTCAACAGGCTCTGGATACGGCGCAGTATCAACAATATCTCCAACAACAGGGATACCCGTTCCAAGTTGCACAATTCTTGGCGGGTATTGCTGAAGGCACTGGCGCGTTGTCTGGATCTACCACGACGACCACCCAGCCTGCCGGGTTCTTCTCTGACGAACGCCTTAAGGAAGACGTTAAGAAGATTGGTAAGACCAATGATGGTCAGCCAATCTATAGCTATAAGTATAAAGGCGACGACCGCACTCAAATCGGTCTGATGGCCCAGGATGTTGAGAAAACGCATCCCGAGGCTGTAGGCCTCATGAGTGGGTATAAGACTGTTGATTATAAGAAGGCTACCGAGGATTCTGAGCGCCCCGCCAAGTATGCGGGTGGTGGTTTGGTTCCGGATGGGTTTGACTATAGTTCCATGGGCGGAGCGGTCACCAGTGATGTGGCTGGAGAGCATTTCGCTAGGGGCGGATATGCTCTTGGCGGGGATCCGACTAATCCATATGGCGCGGCTGGTTATGTGCCAATTTCCATGCAGACTACTACGCCCCGTCAGTTGATGATTGCGCCTGCTTTGAGAGCACCGTCCCCATCTGGGTTGGCTCAAGCAGCGGATACCGGGAAAAACATTGCTGGGCTGTATAATTTTGGCAAATCTGGCCTCATGGGAACCGAGGCTACCAAGGACTCTGCCGCAACTAAAGGTTTGCTGGGGAATAAAGGTAGCTGGGGTGGCGGTTTGCTCTCTGATGCGTCTAGTATGTTGGACGACAAGAAGGGCGCTGCAACTGGCGGCTTAATTGTGCCCCGGCATCATTACGCCCCTGGTGGGGACGTAAACCCATATGATCTTAGCAGCGACCCTCTGAAAGACACGATTGAAGAGCAAAAGTCTAACCAATTGTCATTGCCTAAACCCGGCCAGCTCCCCAATCAGCAAAGCGGGCTGCAACAATTGGCTGGTTTGGGCTCAACTGCCATGGGTCTTAAAGGCCTGTATGATGTAGGTTCTGGGATTGCTGGTGGGATCCCTAAACTCTTGACCATGTTTGCCGCTGATGGCGGGGCTGTACATTCATATGCGGGTGGCGGTCTTGTCCCCCGTGATGGTTATGCGACTAGGGGCGGAACGGATCTTCCGTTAACTGAAGAGCAGGTAGCAGCGGCTCCTGGTTTGGTTCCGGTTGATGCGCCCGCACCAGATGAAACAGGCATCCCCGCAACAGCTAAAGGTTTGGCAGTTGATAGGCAGGATCTTATCAACAATGTGTTCTTGCCGCTCAATGAGCAGATTGAAAGCAGCGGCAAAGCAAATGCTCGCAACCCCAGAAGCACTGCGTCTGGCTTGTTCCAATTTACTCAACCTACATGGGATGGGTTGGTTGCAAAGTACCCCGAAAAGGGCTGGACTTCACGGGATATTATGAATCCCCAAGCGCAAAGAGAGATGGCCCCTCTCCATGCTAATGACTTGTTGGATTCGTTCCAAAAATCCGGCATTGACCCTTCTGCTCAAGCGTTGCGTCTTGGTTGGGCATTTGGTGAAAGCGGTGGCCCCGCATTCATGAGGGCTGCATTGGCTAATCCTGATGCGCCGGGGACCAGTTTTGCGAGTAGCGGTGCTATTAAAGCTAATCCTAATTGGTTTTTTCATAAAGATGGTCCTAATGGAGCATACGGTTCGCAAAAAACTGCATCTGAAACCATGAACACGGTTCTGGGCCAATTTGGATCTGGTGAAGCCGGTGCGCCTCGCCCGCCGGGCCTTATGGGCAGAACTCCGACGCCGCGCACGGAAGGTGATGGATCTGGCCTGATCGACAAGGTGACATCAGCAAATTATCTTGTCCCGGCACTTGGGTTCTTGGGATCGATGCTGGCATCCCAGCGGCCTACTCTTGGTGGGGCACTTGGTGAAGGCTTGCTTGGCGGAACTAGTGCTTACATGGCGCAACAGAAGCAAGACGCTCAACTTCAAGCAATGCAGCCTGTTATTGCGCAACGCAATGTTGAAGCTCTTACTGCGTTGTCGTCCGGTCTCAAACAGTACAATGCCATGAATGGCACCAATTTGACGTTGGAGCAATTCTCTAAGCTCAAGCCTGGTGAAATTGCTAAGTATGCCGGTCCCGCTGCCGCAGCGGCTGTTTCTGGCCAGCAAACAGGCGCAACACCTTATTCATACACGCCAGAAGAGATGGCAAAAACTGTCATTCATTATCCTAATGGCGTTGATATTCCGGCATCTGCTGACCCCAAATATCTTACAGACTACAAGGCTCATTATGCTTCTTGGGGGGACAACCCTTATGGCAAGAGCCAAATAGCTTTCGCTGATAAACAATTAGAAACGGCGAGGCAAAAAACAGTATCTGCATCTGGAGAAATGGTTCCCGCACCAGGTGCGATTTCAACAGAACAGCAGGCTCTTAGCGGTCAACAGAGAGTTGCTGCCTCGTCTGATTTCCAGAACAAGGGCAACGAATTTAGAACGCAATCGATAGACATTGAAAACCATTTGGACCAACTGTCGGATGCGCTTACTCGGTTCAAAACTGGCGCAGATGCGGCATCGCGGGCAAATCTTGATAAGGTTATGGAGGCAATTGATCCGCAACATAAATTTGCTTCTCTTCATGGAAATGATGGAGCGGATTATGATAAAATTATCAAGAGCGCCATGGCTATCCAAATTGCCCAACTTAAGGGTCTTTCAGCCCGTGCCCCGGCTGCTGAATTGAATGCCTTAAGCCAGCAGATACCCAACCCAAATTTGAGTTCTGATGCGGTTCGTCAAATTGTTACGAACCTCAAAGCTCACAATGAATATCAACGCAAAATGTATGATGAGTACGATCCCGAGGCTTATGGGTATAATGTTTCAAATTATCAAAAAGATTTTATGGGGAAAAACCCATATAAAAATTTTGTGAAAGAAGCTGCTGAATCCATGGCCCCCGGGGCGGGAACAAAAGAAGCTCGGTCTGCGGCCTCTTCTCAAGCACAATCATCTGCTGCATTGGATTGGGCTCGCGCCAACCCATCTGATCCTAGATCAGCAAAAATTCTCCAAAAACTTGGAGTTCAATGATGGCTGATAGTCCGTTTGACCCAGATAAGTGGCTTTCCGAGACTTCTAGCCCCACGGGCACAAGTTCATTTGACCCCGATAAGTGGTTAGCAAATGCGCCCGAAAAAAAAGAAGAAATCGGTGGGTTAGAATCATTTGGCCGGGGAGCCGCGCAAGCTTTTGCGCTTGGCTATTCTCCTCAAATGATTGCTGCTATCAAAACCGGCAATTTGCCATTTAGCGAAAACCCTGAATACGTTAAGGAACTTGCCAAGCAAAAAGCTGCTACAGAACAAGCTTGGGAGCAGCATCCTTGGCTGTATGGGTCTGGCATGGTTGCTTCCGCCGTACCAGCGGTGGCAAACGCTATTTTGGCTGGGCCGGAAGAGTTAGCGGCGGCTGGAACGATTGGTGGTCTTGGCGGTCTTGGTCTCCGCACGGTTGCTGGTAAGGGCGCTGGAGCAGCGCCGACAGCTCTCCGTGGAGCCGCAACTGCTGCCGAGAATCCTATAGTTCAAGGTGCTGTTTATGGTTCATCTGAAGGCGAAACATTAGGAGATAAGCTGAGCGGCGCGGCGGCAGGCGCTGTTGGCGCGAAAGTTGCGCCTATGGCTCTTGGTGCAGCAGGATCCGCTGTCAAGGCAGTGGGGGCCAAGATAGCGCCGGATATTGTTGACCCGATCTTCCATGTATTGACTGGTAACCCAGAAACAGCTCGGACTGCGGGAAACATTGCCAGCGATTTGGGAGTATCCCTACCAGGCGCGACTGTCTCCGAAAGCGCCGTCCAAGGTTTGGGGATGAAATCTGACTTTCTCAATCAAGTTCCAAAAGCGGCAAATAGAACTTTAGGCGAGATTGGAGACCTTGTCTCGGACTATTCGAATAAGGCTGATGTGCGAGATTCTGGCGCAAAGATAAGAGCCGCTGTTCAAAATTGGGCTACTGATGCTACCAAGCCGACTGGGTTTGAAGCACAGATGAATGCTATTTATCAGCCAGTTAGGGTGCTTGAGCAATCTTCTGCGGTAGTTCCAATTAGAAGTCTACAATCAGAAATCATTAAACAGGCGCAAAGCAATATAGCCAAACTTGGGAATATAAACCCAACACTGGATATTGCAAACTCGGCCTTAACTTTGAATGCTCAAAATGGGGGGCTGACATTTTCAGAGATGCAGGCTCTAAAGAAAATTTTGTCAGATAAAATAACTTGGAACCAAGCACCCGGCGGGAGTAACATAGATAACAATATTCTCAAAAATTTAAGGGCCGCTCTTGATAGCGATATGCAAACATATGCCACCAAGATTGGCGGGAAAAATGTTGGCCAAACTTATGGGCAAATAAAATCTCAAGCTAAAGATCTTTACGATCAGCGTGACAGTATTTTTAAATTAACTGGCAACCCAGTTGTGGGTGGGCCTGGTGCAAAAGATGAAGGCGCGATTTATCGTAGCATCATAAGTGCTGCGGGGAAAAAGGGCGGTGGCAACCTTGCGGATCTTAAAAATCTTCAAGCTGCCGTTAGCAAATATGACCCTGCTGCTTGGGAATCTGTCGGTAGGTCATATGCCGCCGACATTGCCCCTAATGGGCAGTTTTCATTCAATAACTTCAACAAGCTCTATGATGGATATTTCCATCCGCAAGGGAAAGATTTAATTTTTGGCCCTAGCACATCGAGCCCTATCCGGAAAACTTTTGACACTATTAAAGAACTTGGAAGCGTAGATGCTAAAAACATCCCACTTGGGGTCAAGTTGGATTCTCTTGCTGCAAGAGCTGCAAGAGAATACGCTCCTGTTCCTAGTGCGACAGGCGCTGGGACAGCTTTGCTTGAGCATGCGTTTCTAGGAGGGTTGCCTTTAAATACTATGACTGCGGGTGCTTTGGGGGCTGCTTCTGGACGTTTTGGGGCACGTAATATTGCAACCCCCGAATCCACATATTTGCCGTCTAAAGCAGCGCAAATAGCTGGAGAAACAGTTAAGCAAGCTGCCCCCTTGGTTGGGGCACAGATGGCAACCGAAAGCCCCCTGCCAGGATTCGTCAAAGCTGGCGTTCCTTATGCCGTCAAAAAAATTACCGACCAGCTCCCAACATCTATTTGGAATGCCCCTGGGTCCAATAGTAGCGATGTTCGATATGGCCGCAAATCTGGCGGTCGCGTTTCAGATAAGTTGGTTGCGGCTGCTGAACGTGCTAAAAAGAACATCAACAACAAGACTGAGAGCTTGCTCAACGTCCCTGACACTCATGTCGCTCACGCGCTTGAGCTTGCCAATAAGTTTCTGTGAGGACTGATCTATGACCTCCACATATACCACCAACAAAAACCTAGAACTCCCCGGAAACGGGGATTACGTCAATACGTGGAATATCCCTGCTAATGGTGACTTCTCGGCGATTGATGCTGCCCTGGGCGGGGTAACCTCCCTAAACGCAACGTCTGGATCTGCGACACTTACGGTAACCCAATACCGTCCCCTCATTCTTAACGTAAGCGGGACAATATCTGCTGACGTAACTTACACAATCCCGTCCGGTGTTGGAGGTCAGTGGGTTGTCAACAACAACACTACTGGCGGGTACAATGTCATCATCGCATCCGCTGGTGGGGGCACTACAGCTAAAGTTTTTACAAACTTTTCTGTTGCAGTGGTTTGTGACGGCACGAACTGCTATATCCCTACAGCGAGTACTGCACCTACTGGTGGGGGTAGCAACCTCGCATTTTATCTTAATGACATTGTCATCACGACGAACTATACTATTCCCACGGGCAAGAACGCTGGTACGTTTGGACCCGTGACGATCAATAGCGGAATCGTCGTAACTGTTTCTCCGGGCTCCTACTGGTCGGTGGTCTGATATGCCTGTATCAATTAAAGGTTCTGGTGGCGGCTCTGTCACTCTCGATGCTGGAGCGGCGGCTGCTGACACGACTCTGACGCTGCCAAACACCAGCGGCACGATCCTCCAGTCTGGTACGGCTGTCACAGTAGCGCAAGGCGGGACCGGTCTTACGACCCTGACTGCGGCTAACAATGCGCTGTACTCCACCTCATCGTCTGCGGTGACTGCTGGGACGTTGCCGGTGGCCGCTGGCGGAACTGGCGCGACCTCGTTAACCGCCAACAATGTGTTGCTCGGTAATGGCACAAGTGCGTTGCAGGTAGTAGCCCCGGGCACATCTGGCAACGTGTTGACGAGTAACGGAACGACTTGGACAAGTGCTACACCCGCATCAACTGGCATCACTCAAGGCACTGCGGTTGCAACGACCAGCGGCACGAGCGTCACGTTCACCGGCATCCCGTCAACTGCAAAGAGAATAACATTTATTCTCAATGGCGTTAGCCTCAGCGGAACGGCTTCTTTGCTCGTGCAAATTGGTACAAGCGGCGGGCTGGAAACGACAAGTTACACATCTTCCTCTTATTTGAATAATACAACTGGAAGAAATGGCGCTAGTTATACAACCGGATATGGAATTTATTCGGACAACAACACTTTCACTTTTTCGGGTCAGTTGGTGGTATTGAATCTTTCTTCAAACACATGGATCAGTTCGCACACTTGTGGGTCAACTGGTTTTACTGGGCAAGCAGTCTATGGTGGCGGGACCAAATCTCTTGGCGGTACGCTTACTCAAATTAGTCTTACATCTTCAAACGGCACCGACACGTTCGACGCTGGCTCTGTCAACATCTTGTACGAATAAGAGGCGACCATGGAACGCACCGAAGTTAACGTTCAGACCGGCGAAGTCACTGTGATTCAGTTCACGGTTGAAGAGGAAGCTGCTGCATTAACTTACGCTGCTTCATTGCCCGCGCCAGCTTCCCCAGCCAAACCAACGCTTGCTGAGCTTCAAGCGGAGCTTGCAGTTATATCCGCACAGATTGCCGCCCTTGGAGCCGCATCATGAGCACTCTTAAAGCTATCAACGTCCAGCATCCTTCCAGCTCGACGACCAACATCGTCAACGATTCCAGCGGAAATGTGACAGTTGGCAACAACCTTACAGTCACGGGCACATCTACCATTGGCGGGAATGAGACGGTGACTGGCACCGTTGCCATGGGTTCGTCCTTCAAGCGCAACCGCATCATCAATGGGAACGCACTTGTTTGGCAGCGCGGCACTAGCGGATTCACAAGCGGCTATTGCACAGACAGATGGTTTTTGAATGGTGCGAACGCAGCGTCTCAATCAACAGATGTCCCGTCTGGGTTCAAATACTCTTTGAGCTTCACTAATTCTGCCAGTACCTCTTGTGGCGTCTCTCAACGCATTGAAAGCGTCAACACAACCGATCTAGCTTCGCAAAACGTAACTGTCAGCTTTTGGTTTAAGCGGAGCGGTGCTGCGGGAAATTTGCAAGTCAATCTTGACTACCCGACCGCTACCGATAACTACACTTCAACAGGCAGCATTGGCGCTACGCAAGTATCTGCCTCTCCGGCGACATCTTGGACGTATTATACGGTCACGTTCACTTCGATAAGTGCCAACGTAGTTAATGGGCTACAAGTTTCCATTTTCTCCAACAACGGAACTAGCGCCTCTTTGGGCGGGCTTGTTACTGGCGTCCAACTAGAAGTTGGCACCAAAGCCACTCCCTATGAGATGCAGATATATAGCGACCAGTTGGCGCAGTGCCAGAGGTATTGCTACGTCACCAATGGCCTATCTATTGGAAGAGCCTATAGCACAACGGCATTTTCTTTTGCTCCTATATTGCCAGTTCCAATGAGAACAACGCCAAGCGCATCTGCAACCGCCGCCTTATCTGTCATTGTCCCCGGCACCGCAACATATACTCAATCATCTGCCAATGTAGCAATTGATGGCAGTTACGGTATTTACGGATTTCTTGTTAATCTTGGAAATTTTACCGGTGTAACTGCGGGCGCTATTGGATACATGTACACTTCAAATTTTGTCACGCTTAGCGCGGAGCTTTAGCCATGTATGAAAATGCTCGATATGCCACTAGCTTTACTGGTCAGGTTTGCTGCATCATGGCTACTATCAATGGAGTAGAGTGGTCTGTGCCGATTGATCCAGCCAACACTGACTATGCCGCGATTATGCGGCTCGTTGAAGCTGGCGAGCTTGTCATCGCACCCGCGAGTCCGTAATGAGCGTCATCATAAACGGCACTACTGGCATCACGCAGCCCGCAGACAACCTGACGGGATCTGCATCTGGCACCGTGGTTGTTAAAGGTGCAGCAAACGCTGGCGCATGGACGATGACGCTCCCGACTAGTGGGGGCACTAGCGGCTATGTTCTTTCTACAGATGGTACTGGAATCACAAACTGGGTAGCCCAAACAGGCGGCGGTGGCGGTGGTAGCTATACCCGTACCACGATTACAGCTACTGCGGGCCAGACAAGCTTCACAGCCTCATACACCGTCAACTATGTGCAAGTGTATGTGAACGGTGTCCTGCTCAATAGCGCCGACTACACGGCCTCAACTGGTACGACTGTAGTGTTGGCTGCGGCGGCAGCGGCGGGCGACATCGTTGATGTGGTGGCATTTACTGTTGGTTCGATAACTGGCAGCGTGACAATTACGGGCACCCCTTCTAGCGGACAGTTGGCTGCGTGGACAGGCGCAACAAGCATTCAAGGCATTGCCGCGCCAACGACTGCTGGCAACGTAGTGTTCAGCACGGACGGATCAACATGGTCGTCCACTCAGAAGATTGTGCAAGGCACTTCTGTTGCGACAACTAGCGGCACGAGCGTTGATTTCACGGGCATACCGAGCTGGGTCAAGCGCGTCACAATGATGTTCAATGGCGTCTCAACGAGTGGAACGTCATACTTTTTGCTCCAAATTGGCTCTGGTTCAGTCACTAACACGGGCTATACTTCTCAAGCATCAAACTCCGCAACAACCAGCGGGGTTGTAACAACTGGCTTTATTCTTTTTAGTACCGTCAGTTTGTCAACACATACAATTTCTGGTGCAGTTCAATTGTTTTCAATTGGCTCAAATGTTTGGATTTCAAATGGAACAGCAAGTTTTAACACCGTTACGAGTGCCAGTTGGTTGTTCGCCGGGAATAGCCCAGCGCTGTCGGGTGCGCTAGATAGAGTCCGCCTGACCACCTTCAACGGCACCGACACATTCGACGCTGGCTCCGTCAACATCCTATATGAATGAGGGATAACCCATGACCATCTCTCGCAACCTATCCATTCTTGCAGAAGGCGCTGCTCCCACTGCTGTTGGAAACATACCGTTCACGACAGATGGCTCCACATGGTCATCGACGCAGAAGATTGTACGCGGAACATCGGTGGCGACTACTAGCGGTACAAGCATCTCTTTTACTGGCATTCCTTCTTGGGTAAAGCGCATCACTCTTATGCTTAATGAAGTAAGTATAAGTGGAACTTCTGGGGTTGCCGCGAGAATTGGTTCGGGCTCTTTTGTTACAAGTGGATATGTTGGGTTCGGTATGTTCGCTCCTGCTTCTGGCACAACTCCAGTTGGATATACCGCTGGAACGGCAACTCTTGATATTGCTGGCTACTCTGTCAGTACACAAAATGTTTCTGCGTATGCGGTTCTTAATAATATCACCGGGAATGTTTGGACTTTCAATTCTCTGGCAAGCCGCAACGCGGGCACATCAGGCCAAAATGGTCCGCAAAATAATAATTACATTCCGACTACATTGTCTGGGACATTGGACCGAATACAAATCGTTACTGGCAACGGCACCGACACATTTGATGCTGGTTCCGTCAACATCTTCTACGAATAGGAGTCTCACATGGAACGCATCGAAGTCAACGTCGAAACCGGCGAAGTGAAGGTCATCCAGTTCACGCCAGAGGAAGAGGCGGCTGCGCTGGCCTATGCTGCTACTGTACAGGAGCCTGTACAGCCAAAGCCGACGCTGGAAGAGCTACAGGCGCAGCTTGCGACGATTGCAGCGCAGATACAGGCGCTTGCGAATCCGTAATGAAAAAGCCCCAGTCCGACCGAACAGACTGGGGCAAGTAAGCGTTTCGACAATCCACGGGGCTGGGCCTGCAAGCGGCCTACGCAAAACTCGCGCCACATGTAAGCCAAGAACCATTTCTTGACCTGGTTATTATGCCACAAGTTAAGTCGTTATTGAATATCTCCCCGACCAAATGTGATGTTTTTTTCTGCTCGAATATCTTGATTCCGCCAGCACCAGATCTGGCCATTCTGTTGGAAGCAGACCCAGACTAGGTCATGATCGACGCCATAATCAATGACGACATGCGCCAGGGCTTTCCCATTCGGGGTTTCAACAGGCAGTGCAGGATTAAGCTGTAGCATCATTTTGCGTATTCCTCATCTATTGGAAAGGGTTTCAAGACTGAGCTGGGGACGTACCAGCGTTCATCACCAGCACCATGTTTGGCGCGGTATTGTGGCAGCATGATATTCTTAGCGAGTTCCCAGCCCCAGACGCGATATGAAGGGCCAACGCCGGTCACCAATACAAATATGTGGTTCGGGTTGTCATCATCATTCAAGCCAAGATCCCAATCGTGCCGGGTGCGTAACCTGACTTGGATCTTCCCGCCAATGTCCGCCTCTTTGAAGTTGTTCACTCGCGGGTCAAAGTAGCGGTCCATAAACTTTGCAACTACAAGTTCTCCGACAGCGCCTTGAATGTGCTTCACAAGCGGATCCAGCTTACCGTCTGTGAACTCATTGCCCATCTTGCGATTTTTCTCTTGGGCAGCGTAGTGCCTCACTGTGCCAGTATTTGCACAATGCAGCATCTCCAGCAGGTTTAGCCTCACCCAATAGGATGTTTGATTGTCTGTCATGGGGATGTTCCTATCCGAACCAGGGGCGAGTAGCAGATCCTCGCATGCTCTTCGCAATACGAGCCTTTCGCCTTTACCTTCCCGCAGAACAGATAGTCAGCAGCTTTGTCTCCGCTGACTACATAACGGCAGGATCTGGGAGTGAGCCTCTCCAGTCGGATAGGTCTGTCTGCGCCCTTGCCAGGATCTTTATTGGCGAACAGATCTATAATCTCGCATGCCTCTTGTGGTAGATGTGGGGGCGGAGAGGCAGGCAGCAGTAATGGCTCCGGCTTTGCAGTCTCACGGGGCGGACGCCGCTTTGAAACCTCATTGCGCCTAGACAGATATTCTAGCGGAACTTTGCCAGCTAAATTCATGCGGTGAAGCTTCCCGGCAATAGCGTTTTTGCTGACGCCGAGATGCATGGCTATTTGTTTGTCGCTGAGACCTTGAGCCCAAAGTTCCAGCATCGTTTCTGTATTTTCATCCATGATAGTCTCTTGGTTGGGGTTACGGGTCAGATCCTTGGTTGGGCACAGGCTCCAAAAGCATTCCGGCAAACGCAAGATAATTGATGCCGTCTACATAATGATCCTTGTTTCCCCTATCGTCGTCAAGCCTAGCAAGCTTTACAGCGTGAAGGATCAAGGCAATCTCATGGGGTGTAATTTGTACGCCGCAGATCGTTGACGCAATTACCGCTGCCCGCTCCATGCAGGGGCGGATGTTCCCATATGTGTCATTGCGTTCGCCAGCTATGTTTAGCGCCTCATTCATTATTTCAGCGTAGTGCATACTCAAACCCTTTTCGTGACAGTTGCATAGGAACGCCGGGGCGCATCTGTGTCATGGTCAGCTTCAGGATCCATGTACTCTTGAGCCTTGCCGATCCATGATGTGTTGATGATGATGTTGCCGCGATCTTGCCACCAAACTTCACCATCAAGATGCTTCCGGCGATAATAAATGCGGAAGATCATGAACTCTTGCTTGTTCAACAGAGAACACAATTCCTCTTGAGAGTTAACCGGATAGTCGAGCGTTAACTGATGAATGTCCATGCCTTGTGCGCTGGGCATGTTCATGGTGACTAAGAATCGCATGCGCTTTCATCCTTGTTTCTCAAAACTACAGTACCATCCATGCGCTTTTTGAATTTAGAGAAGCGCCCACCAGGAAGCGGTGACTTGGATCTTGATGCTCCAATATGCTTTTGATGCTTGCGTTTTACCCGAGCGATCATGGGCATATCAACAGTGCTAGTATGAACCCTATGACACTTGCGATGAGCAACGAGCCAATTGCTTTCATCGTCCTTGCCACCAGCCTCAAGAGGAATCTCATGGCTTACGTCCCATTCTTGGCCGGGGAGCACTTTCATGCTGCACATATGGCAAACGCCACCATGCCGCATGAAAATGTCTGCCCTCATTTTGGCTGTAATGCGAACCCGCTTCATCAGTGTACAGACTCTTCTTCATCATCCCCATGGTAGAACCCATGGATGCTGTTGAGCACATTGTGCATGAAGGTCGCCGCCATGGCTTTAGCAGCTACAGGCCCAGGGTTGCTTTCCAAAATCATTTTCATAAACGTAAAGTTTATGACAGCTAAAGCGGTAGGCTGCTCAAGAACAGAAAGAGTCTTCTCCACTTTTTTTGAGACTTTCACTATTTTGTCGGCTTCTGTTTCAATATCAATCATGTCATAGCCTCATTTCTGCGCGTTTAGATGCTTCTATTGACTGCCATTCGCTAAACTTCATGCGGATGTATTCTAGTTTCACTTTCAGGAATGCTGCTTTTTCGCGAGCCTTTACCATGTTTACGATAAATTCTTCCCATTGATTGGAAGCTTTTATCTGCATCTCAGCCCGGCTCACCGGCATATCCCCGAGCGATACCATCATCCTTGATAGCACCGCGCTCTTTGTCTCCTCTAAAAGAGAGGCCGCAGAATCAGCATCCACATATGCTTTCGCAACGATACGGTACTGTTCTGAAAGCGGCAAATTGCTGTCCACGGCCTCACTCCTCAAAACGGGATAGAATCTTCTTCAAGATCCACAGAGTAGGAATCCTGACGCTTCTCAGCAGGCGGATTCTTGGGCGTTACCGAGAAGCTGATCCATTTCTCGCCATTCTTGTCAGTCTTGCTCCAGGCGCTCACCCAGTAGTCAATACCGCCAATCTTGGCCCCACCCGTCAAGGGAGGAGACTTGTCGTTCTTGGGGTTCTTATTCTTGAAGATCGAACCCTGATTGTCACGCTGTTCAAATGCCATCTGTCTTCTCCTCTAATTGCTTGATCTTGCTTTCCAACTCTCCAATGAAGGACACGATCTCCATCTCAAGTTGGTTGATATATGCCTCATCGCGGGGCACCCGCTTGATGAAGATCTGCATCTTCTCCGGTACACGGGGATCGTATGATACAAAGTCGCACCACTTGCGACCCGTGCAGGCCATCTGCCACTGCATTTGGGTGGCGTATCTTCCTGGTACGGTGTCAGTAAGAATAGTGTCGAGATGGGTGGCCGTCAGAGGGCATTTGATCTCAACAAGGCCATCATCCCCAACCAGGCCATCAGGCGACGCCCCAGCCATTTCAATAGACTTGTGGGGGACGAACCCAACCTCAACAACAAGCGAGCCTGATACCCCCTCATAGGCATCGCGGGCTGCTGGTTCTTGATCCGTCCCCCACTGCATTGCGGCGTTTGTAAAGGACGGACCCTGCATCCCCGTCAAACGCTCGCAAAGAAGTTCCGCCAGATAGTTGGCGCGTGAAGTGCTATAGCCAGTCTTGGTCTTGGCTACGATGTCGGCAACGCGAGATGCAGTTACCTTGCCCAAGCGGGCGGCGTACCATGCGGGAGTGCGCTGTTCCATTATTTTCCCCTAGCGAGTTCAGCTTGTTTCAGAGCGTCTCTTGCAATCCATTGAATGCAGACTTCTCCATCTTCATCGCAGCAGTCTTCCTTGCACTGACATGCGATTTGGTAGAGTGCATCCTCATAGATCTGGGCGGACGTAGCCACATTTTTGAATATGCCCTGATAGTCGATATCAGCTTCTGACATTTTGCTCATTTGTCTTCATCCTTTTTTGAGGCATCGACAGCATTCGCGATTGCTTTGAGATCCTTTATGGCCTCTTGGGTAAAAAGTTTGCGCTCTTCGGCATCAAGGCCGCGCCACATGTCATTGAGAGCGGTCATGCCCTTTTCGGCCTCCTTCTTGGCGCGGATGGCAAGATCCCGCACAACTTTAGGATCATGCTCCTTCACCGGCTTTGCAATCTGGGCGGCATTGCCATCATCATCATCAGCAGCAAGGTTCGCAATAGACATCAGCGCATACCGGCGAGCATATGATATGCCCGAACCAATAGGGTGGGGTTCGTGTTTTACCGGCATAAAGAGTGTCTCGGCCATGAACTCCCCCGATACATGGAGGAGCATGGTTTCGACCTCAACGCCGCCCTGGACGGTGCGGGGGAACTGGGCAACTGACAGGCCGTTGTCAGCGAATGGCTGGCGGATGGCGGCGCGGACTGACGACAGGTCAGCGTACTTGGACTTGTAGAAGTCGTTCTTGGTGTCCTTTACCGCATCTTCAATCTGGCCTTGTGCGATAGAGAGAGCGGCGGCGAGTTGGTTGATTGTGTCTGACATTTTCATTGGTTGGGCTCCTTATTCTGACCACATGCCTTCACGGGCGCATTCATCGTAGATATCGTCCATCAGCTTCTGATCTTTATGGAGATCATTGCGGAGCATGACGGCATTGGGGTGGTTATCTGTGCGTCCAGAGTAAAACTCGCAACTCACAGTCTTGTCGGTTATGGCGTCATATACATCGAGCGTGAAGCTGTAGATGTATGGGTTACCATCAACATGGTCGATTTCGATATCCAGTTCGCCGGTAAGAAAAACGTGATCCGGTATCTCGTGTTCGTCAAGTTTGTATCCGATTGGTACTAGGCGCATTTCTCTATCTCCCGTATTAGGGTGTCTTTTTCTCGCATGCTACCTGATTCGTGTCAACAAGTAATTTGACTTTCCCAAAAAATCATCCATAATGCCCCCATGAGACAGGATCGAAGCCAAGTTTTGAAGGATGTTTTCGCGCATTATGGGTCTATCACGGCCCTTGCGCGTGAGCTTGGCATTACCAAGGCTGCGGTCTCGTCCTGGAAGCAGGTGCCGATCAAGCATCTGTTTAAGATTTCTCGTGAGGCTGGGATTTTACGTGCTAAGTTGAGGCCTGATCTTTATGAGGAACCTTGAGCATGGCTAGGTGGTCTCAAGAGCAGGTAGCATTTTTGACGGAAAATTATCCAAAATTTGGCCGTGAAAAATGTGCTGAACTTATGGGCATGACCGAATCAAAAATTCGAATGAAAGCGAGCAGGCTTGGCCTAACAGCTAGAGGTGTTAGCGATGCTTGGAAAAAGAAGCAGGAAGAACATGCAGAAAAATTGACCGGCAGAAAAAGGCCCGAGCAAGCATCGGTTATTAAAAAACTGCATGAAGAGGGCAAACTAATAAAAAATGACGAGCAAAAACTTGCCATCAGTGTGCGAATGAAAAAACACATTGCCGAAAACGGGCACCCCAGAGGTTCTCTGGGGATGGTTCATACTGAAGAAACAAAAAAAATAATTGGTCAGAAAAGTTCTGAAAATTGGGCGTCTTATTCGGATGATAAAAAACAAGAAATTTTAGAAAAATCTTCAAGGACCCGTGCCACGAATGGTAACTATGTTCAAGAGCGGCCTAATGCGTCATGGAAAGCGGCTTGGCATGAAATTGGCGGTGTGCGCAAATATTATCGTTCAAAATGGGAATCAAATTATGCCTATTATCTTCAATGGTTGAAAGAAAAAGGCGAAATATTGGATTGGAAGCACGAGCCAAAAGTTTTTTGGTTTGAGGGAATTAAAAGGGGAACCGTAAGTTATCTACCAGACTTTCTTGTCATTGAAAAAAATGGCAAGGAAACTTATCATGAAGTCAAGGGATGGATGGATGACCGGAGTAAAACAAAAATCAGTCGAATGGCGAAATATCATCCCGATGTTACACTTATCGTGATAGATAGCAAAGCGTACCAATCGCTACGAAAATCGGTATCCAAAATCGTACCTGGTTGGGAGTAAGCATCAATAGTCACAATCGAAACCATAACACTAGGTGATACAGATGAACAAACAGGAACTAGCCCTCATCAAGATTGAGGAAGCGTTTGGCAAGATCACTGGCACGTTTGATCAGCGGATGGCTAAAGTGGTCCGGGCGGAAAAGCGCCGCATTGAAACAAGGCTTGCAGACCGCAGAAAGAAACGCGCTGCCCAGCGAGCGGAGTTAATCGCGCAAGGCCTACCTATCCGCAAGAGCCTGTTAGATGCTGAGATTCGCAGCACAAAAGCCATCTTTGAGATTCCCGAGTTTGTGGTAGCTACCCAGGATAGATCCCACCTGTTGGCCTATGTCGCGGATCTCGACAATCTGAAGATTCATTTGGAAGAATACTGCAAGTTCCTGGCTGGGCTCAAGGAAAGCAATAACCTCATATTGTATGACACAGCCTATGAGCTACTACCTAAAGCACAGAAGCTTCTATCTCTGATGCATATCTACAAGGCCCATCCTGATGACGCTATTAAGCGAGCACATAACATTGTGAACCCACCTGCCAGTCAGGAAGCTGAGAAGGTTTAAGAGCCCCAACCACAAACAACTAATGGAGAAGAAAGATGAAGTGTAAAGATTGCATGTTTTGGGAAGCACCAAAAGAATCGGATGATCTTCAAATTGGGTATTGCAATAAGGCTACTCAAATTTGGAACGCTACAGAATGGAGAGACGTAAACGGAGAAACTACACTAGTAGAGATAGACCCAACCCTCTTGATGTATGTGCAAGACGGGTCTGACTACTATGCCGGTCTTCGCACAAAGCCAGATTTCTTTTGCGCTCATTATGAGGAGGATAAAGATGACTGAATATGTCCGCGCTACTATCGTAAATGAAGATGGTTATCAACGGTTAGTTACTACTCCCATTCCCATGACTGAAACACTGACCCTGCGCGATCAGTTCGCAATGGCGGCGCTGACAGGGCTGTTGGCAAGTTGCAAAACGGATTGCATAGATACTTACGTGCGAGACGCCTATCGAATGGCCGATGCCATGCTTGAAGCGCGAAAGGAAAAGAAATGACTGACTGGCAACCAATCGACACCGCGCCAAAGGATGGGACGTGGATTCTTGGCATAAATAACCGTGGCAATCAGTCGGTTATTATATGGAAAAATGAAGCATTGGATTGGTTTGACATATCGAGGTCTGGGTGGATTCACCCATTCTCAGATGGACGTCTTTCGACTTTTTGGAATGGTGGTTGTGGCTCAGTGGCTACTCATTGGATGCCTTTGCCTGCGCCGCCTAAGAAGGGGGATAAGTGATGACTGATGATCTTGTGAAGCGACTGCTCCAAAAAGCATTTCGAACTGAGACGCATGAACTGTTAGACGAAGCCGCCGACCGCATCGAGAAGCTGGAGGCAAACATAAAACTACAGCTTGAATGGTATCTCTCAAACAAGAGAGTGCTTGCTGACCGCATCAAGCAGTTGGAGGCGGCGCTGCGGGAGATAGCCGACAATAGTTGCTGCGACACTTGCCGTGAGGCTGCGCTTGTCGCCCGCAAAGCACTGGAGGGGAAAGATGACTAAAGCTCCTTGGAAGTCTAAAAATTTAATAACACGTTTGCGTTGGTGGGGTTTCAAGTTTTGTGGGAAGGGGGATTACGAAAATATTGCATCCGATGTTATGTGCGATGCTGCCGACCGCATTGAGAAGCTAGAGGAGGAGATTGGCGTTCTTTTTGCAGCCAATGTCCGGTTGAATAGCCGTGCTGATCTTGATGGCGATCATCATCGTGACCGCATCGAGCAGTTGGCGGCGGCGCTACATAATGTAATTACAGCTTGGGACTTTTGGCAAAAAACAAAAGACAGCAATAGTTTTACGGAACTTTTTGTTAGGATATGTGAAGCAAAAGAAATGGAGGGCATACAATGACTGACAATTATGCGGCGTTGCTGCGTCAAACGGCTCGTGTTTACCGCGAAAGCTTAGCCGCCCCAGATACAGACGATATTTTTTCGCTGGCATATCAATGGCAAGACAAGAAACACCGCCACGTTCACGACTTGTGCAACGAGTTGGAGCAAACCGCCGACCGCATCGAGAAGTTGGAGGCGGCGCTGCGGGAGATTAGGGAAATGCACTATGAAGGCGGCGTAGACGATCTGGAAGAACGTGATGACAGAACTTATTGCATCGTTTGTGATGCGTTGGAGGGGGAAGATGAGTGATTATATACAAGTACTAATAAACATATGCTTTACCATGGTAACCGGCGTTGTGATCGTCGGTTGCCTGGGTGCGATTCTATTCTTCTGCCTGATGATTTGGCAGATGATCGACGACCACCTCTATTGAGATTTGCCGCCTTCAATCACTTTCAAATCTGCGGTCGATGTGGATTTGATTGACGCACACATCTTGCGCATCATCGTGTAGGTCAGCTCTTTAGCCGTCAGGTCATTGGCAACCTCAATATGACGCGCAAGATGCACAAATGCATAAGCTCGTTGCGCCACTGGATCATCAACTATAGTGACATCACTATCATCGACCAGCTCGACAATGTCGTCGTCATTCCCGCTCATGTGTAATCTCCACTGGAAACCAATCATGGTCGTCTATCGGTCTTGAATTGGTCTTCATGTAATGGATGCTGGGCTCGCGGTGAAAGGCCCGGTGACGATCTCGTTCAAGATCCCGGATCCGTTCCTCCATATGGGCGATCTTCAGATTGAGCGTGATCAACTCACGAGCCATCTCATTCTCGGTGTCCATGGGGCCATATTTTACCCGAAATTCCATTCGCAGCTCCTCGGCGAATGAGTGCATGGCATCTAATCTCATCCATACTTGTCCTGTAATGTCGCCATGTCGATGAAGCGATGTGAGATGATATGGCCTGATTGTATAGCTAGTTCATAGATTCCATACGACCAACCAGAAGTGGCTGTCCCCGCATATTTCGCGACATACCCGTCTGGCATGGCGCTGCCCAAGTTGAGAACCTCGATGCTATTATTGATTCCGATCTTGGGCGTCTTCCGAAAGGTGGAACGGTGAGTGTGGCCGAACACGATGCTGTGCGTTGCGTGATTGGCAATCTGATTCTCACTGTTCTGTCCACCATACGGCTTCCCCATGATGTTTTTGGGCACATGAGTGAACCCCACCCCGTCAATGAACAGCCACTGCCCGTATGGGTGCAGCCGCCAGCGGTATCGGGCGCACAGATCCTCGAACTGTGTATACAATGTAGATACAGTCTCCGGGTTCTTGTTCTCGAACCGGCAGATCCGATCCTCATGGTTACCAGCCGTCAGCTCCATTGGGATATTAAGGTCTTTGATCTCTTTAAAAAAGAGGCACATGGCCTCTTCACAACTTTCCAGATCTGATTTGAATGATGGCCGCAAGGCGTGGCTTACGCTGCCAGGCGCATCATGGGTAGATACCGAATCCCATGATGCAAAGTCGCCTATCTGGACGATCCTGTGGGGCATGGCTTCTACGCAGTACCTGCCTATCCATTTGAATCTGTCTTTAGACATTCCTGGTTGGTCGTGGGTATCTCCGATAGCTACAACTCTGGTAGCTGCGTCCCGACCAGAAATGTATCGCGGTTTGAATGGGACGATGTTTGCGATCTTGCGCCGGAGCTGATCGACCTCATCCTGTAGTTCCTTGACTTGGAAAACGCTTTCTGCGACTCTCACTGGACGCCCAGTGCTTACTTTAGCCCGGAGCGTGGATTCTGCCACACCGAGTATCTTCGCGACTTTGTGGCCGGAGCCATGTTTCTCAATCAGGTCTTTGATCTGGTTCGGGCTCAAGTGCATGGTGGAACCTCATGGACGAGGCTACATAGCACAAAAATGTGACTGTTAGAACAAGCACCTACACACCCTACTATAGGCGATGCAACATGAAGATCTCTATCGACGACCAGGTAACCGCGCTCCGTGAAGCGGTTGTAGCCCATCAGAGCTACATCAGGACCGTCAGACGCTTGGTCAGAGATGGTGAGCGCCCTGAAGAGATCCTGAAGGACACAGAGCAGCGCCTGCCCAAAATGGAAGCCGCGCTGAAAACACTTGAATGGGTTCAAGCAAATCGTGAAATAATTATCGAGGTATATCGCAAACCCACTTGATAAATGCATTTGGTGCATTTATAAATGCATCCGGTGCATTTAATGGAGACAAAAATGACGACAGACCACACAAAAGAATTTTGCCGCCTCATCAACAAAGCTGGAACGACGCGCCGTGACATAGCTGACTATCTCGGCATCAAGGAGCGGTTGTTCTACAAGTGGCAGGCAGGTGAAAGCCCCGTACCAAAAATGGCGTTGATTGCCTTGAAAGTTCTGGTGAAAGAGGTATAGTGAAAAGATTGAGGCCCGCCAGCGGCAAACTGGCGAGCCTCGTAGCCAAGCTGCGGTGTGGGGCCGCATTGGAACTTGAGATAATTTATCTCGATTTGGTTCTATTTGCAATCCCATGCCACAAAATGTGGGATGGTATTATGTCATTTTCAGCCACCAAATGGGTGTGGAAGCAAGATCTCCCCCATGTCGAGAAGATCGTTCTGCTTTGCCTTGCAGACCGTGCTGACGAAAATCTGAAATGCTGGCCATCCATGGAAACTATCGCAAAAGATTGCGGTATGTGCAGGCGTAGTGTTGTACGGATTATCGAGAAACTGAGAGAAAAGAATCTTATCTTCACGACTGGCGGCATGACTTTTCATGGCAAAAGCGTCTACACATACAACTTTGACTTGGCAATGAAACCGCGCAAAACACCTTGTGACTTCCAGTCACATCCGGTTGTGACTCATAGTCACATCTAGGTTGTGACTCACAGTCACATAGAATCTTACAATACAAATAGGTAACTACATCCCAACCAAGAGGTAAGGTAGTGGAACTAAGAGACTACCAACAACGTGCAATAGACGAGCTGCGGCAGGCGCTGGGCACTGGCAAGAGAAGGCCGGTGGTGCAGTCACCCACTGGTTCGGGCAAAACTATCATCGCCGCCGCCATCATCAACATGGCCCGCAACAAGGGCAAGCGGGTGATCTTCGCAGTGCCTGCCTTGTCCCTGATCGATCAGACGGTCGAGCGGTTCCGCCAGAACGGCATATTCGAGATTGGCGTGATGCAGGGCCAGCACGAGATGACGGACTACGAACAGCCTGTACAGGTCTGCTCGGTGCAGACGCTGGCCCGGCGTGAGATCCCGGCGGCTGATCTGGTCATCATTGACGAGTGCCATGTGATGTTCAAGCTGTATGAGGATTGGATGAACCGGCCTGAATGGAAGAAGGTTCCGTTCATTGGCCTGACGGCTACGCCCTGGGCGAAAGGTATGGGTGCTTCCGGGCGGTGGGACCATCTCATCATTGGATCCACCTTGCAGGAACTGATTGAGCTTGGGCACCTGTCAGGGTTCAGGGTGTTTGCGCCCGCCCACCCAGACCTGACCGGCGTGAAAACAGTGGCAGGCGATTACGACTTAAAAGGGCTGGGCCATGCCATGGATAAGAAGGCTCTGGTGGCCGACATCGTCACGACATGGCTAGAGCGGGGCGAGAACAGGCCCACGGTGTGCTTTGCGGTCAACCGGATCCATGCCAAGCATCTACAGGACCAGTTCATTTCTTCTGGTACGGTCGCTGAGTACATGGATGCGTACACCAGCCTCGCAGACCGGAATGAGATCGTGCGCCGGTTTGAGGCGGGTGAGGTGAAGGTGATCTGCAATGTGGGCGTCCTGACCACGGGATTTGACGCCGATGTTCGCTGCATCATTTTGGCAAGGCCGACCAAGTCTGAGATCCTGTATGTTCAGATGATTGGCCGGGGCTTGCGGACTGCGGACGGCAAGGCCGATTGCCTTGTACTTGACCACAGCGATACGACTCTGCGGTTGGGGTTTGTGACTGATATCGGGACTAGCAAGTTGCATGATGGAACTGCTAACAGGCAGACGACTGAGAAAACAGCGCCCCTGCCAAAAGAATGCCCGTCTTGTGCGTTCCTGAAGCCTGCCAAAATGCGCAAGTGCCCAGCTTGTGGGTTCGAGCCTGTTGCCAAGCCCGATGTTGAGAACCAAGATGGGGAACTGTACGAGTTGACGCCGGGCAAGCGGGTGAAGCTTGATACGTTTTCGATGTACCAGAAGCAGGCATGGTATCGCGAATTGATCTTGCATGCTCATCTGCGGGGATACAAGCCTGGTTGGGCATATTGGGCTTACAAGGACAAGTTTGGCGTAAACCCGGATCATTCTCTTGATGACCGGCCTGCTGAGTTTGTGAGTTACGACGTTCAGAACTGGATCACAGCGCGGAACATCCGCAAAGCTAAAGCACGGGAGAAAGCAGCATGACTAATACAAAACCCGCACGATGCCATTGTGGCGCAAGAAGCTGGAGCCGGGATATCCCCGCCGGGCGATACGTTTGCGTGAGTTGCTATAGGCCGTTGTGGCAACCGATAGAGACCGCGCCGAAAGATGACACGGATGTTCTGGTGCATTGTGAAGATGGGGGCATTGTCATCGGGTGCTTCGCGGGCGGTAAGTGGTGGATTGAGCAAACATATTTTGAGGAACGTAAACCTAGCCATTGGATGCCATTAACGGAGCCGCCAAAATATGACTGACGCAAAAGATATCGCAAGAGGCCGTTGGCGCGATCTGCTACCCCGTCTTGGTGTGGATGCCAAGTACCTCCAGAACCGTCACGGTCCCTGCCCGATATGCCAGGGCAAGGATCGATTTCGGTTTGATGACTACCGGCAAGAGGGCGGGTGGATCTGCAATCAATGCGGGGCAGGTGATGGATATGCGCTGGCCGGTCACATAACCGGTCAGTCGTTTGCAGAGCTTGCCAAACAGGTCGAGACGCTGCTTGGGCAAAGCAATAGCCATAATGGCCCGTCTCTGGTGGTCGAAGAGGTCCGTCAGCGGGAGAAGATGAAAAGCGTCTGGGAGGCCGCAGGAAGCCCAAAACTTGGTGGGGCTATAGCCAACTACCTAGAAGCCCGTGTTGGCTGTCTGTGGCCTTCCCAGGCGATCCGTGAGGGTGTTTGGGGCCATATGCCGGTCATGGTTTGCAAGATCGATGACCATGCGGGCGTCAGGGCCGTGAATCTTCACCTTACATTTTTGACTTTGACTGGAAGAAAAGCGGACATCGACCCAGCCAAAAGGGTGATGCGCGGATCCTTGCCGGACGGGTGCGCCATACGTCTTGGTCCGGTGAAAGCAAGAATGGGCGTTGCAGAAGGAATCGAGACCGCTATATCAGCCGCCATCATGTTCGATATGCCAGTATGGGCATGCGTGAATGGGAACCTATTGTCTAAGTGGATCCCGCCAGCACAAGCAGAGCAGATCACGGTATTTGGTGACAATGACGCTAATTTCACGGGGCAGGCGAAAGCTTTCCATCTGGCGAACAGGTTGGAAGTTCAGTTCAAGCGCCGTGTGACCGTCATGATTCCGCCAGAGACCGGCTATGACTGGAATGACCACCATCATGAAACCTGGGGCAAGCCGACCAGCCATCTGCGGGTGGTGAAATAAAAAACGGGGCCGGATGTTACTCCAGCCCCGTTCCAACAGTTACGACGCAAAACCAGTGAAACTGTTGCAACCCTAATGGCCGTGCTTGTGTTTAGGCGATGAGAAAAACGCTGACATCAATCCAAGCCCGACCAAGAACAGCAAATAGAAGACCAGACCAAAAAAGCGGATCATTCCTCTTCCTCTTCCTCTTCCTCGTCTTCAGCCTCTTCCTCTTCCTCATCGAGCAGTTCAGCCGCCATCTCAGCCGCGAACACCTCATACTTGAGCGAGTCAATGAGCTTGCTGAGAGCGCGGGTGTCGTCCTCGTTTAGGTAGATCGTGGTGACAGTGCCGTCCTCGTCAATGGTGATCGAAACGTCGAGCGGGCTGTCCGAATCAGCGGTAGCCGTCAGGGTCGAACCATCAAAGTCGGTGATTTTCAGGGAATATTCACGCATGCTCTTCTCCTCTAGCTTTCGCGATGACCTGTTGGGCGGCTTCAATTAGCCCGTTTCCTGCGGCCAGGGCGGTTGGATCCCCGTGATAGACTGCGAATCCAAGCAGTCTCTCACACATCTCCAGCAGTTCTGGTGCAGCTAGCAACAGTGGCAGGTTATTGTGACTTCGGTGTGTCGTAACTTTGGCGACAGACCTGTCCCCGGCCATGATGTAGATCGACAGGTTGGTCCATTTGACCGACCAGGGCGTGGGGGAATGGGGTTGTGGTTTCATGTTATTTCCTCTCGTTTTTCTGCCAATGTTCGATTTGGATCTGCTTTAGATGGCTGACCACGCCTGCTATATCGTCCAGTTCCAGCATGACCGTTGCAATTGGTTCATGTAATGGATAGCCTTGCGGCCTGATCGAGATCATGACTTGACCGAGGCTGTCGGTGTCGCTGTCCAATATCAAAGTGTCGCCGTCTGCGTCTTCAATTTGCAAGATGTAGTGCCTCATGACCGATGCTCCTCTAGTGATAGGTGTCCAGCAGCCACTGGCGGGCCGCATTCAGGGTGTGGAAGTGCTTGATGTAGTTGTGGATACTGACCGCTCGCCAGCAATGTTCGCCCCGTTTCCGGTTGCGAATAGGGGTGATATAGCCTGTGGGCTTTCCGAAATAGGTAAGCTGCCAGAGTCCGGGTTCAGGTTGCGTGAGTTGGATTGGGCTTGTCATATTGTCCCCCACTGTTGGGCCATTGCTTGTGCTATGCCCTGGTAAGTACGGCTTCGCTCTTTCCACCTGTTAGGTCCGGGTGGCATTTTGTGAACACGGGCAACGCGCCCGTCCACGATGTTTGTCGGTTTCAACAGCGGCAAACCTTTAAGCCAGAGGCATGTCGCCTTGGTTTCTCCGTGCCCAAATTGCCACGGTTGGATAATCTGGTCCGGTTTCCGAATCCGGCTGGATATGATCGAAATCGGATTTTCCAGCGCGATTCGTGGTATGGGCGCGTCCAATAGGGTTTGGACAAAATCCAATGCCTCTTGTTGCTCCACTTGTTTGTCCTTGAACCAGCGCGCTCCGCTGACCGCCAGATGGGTGCAAGGCGGATGAGCGACCATCAGGTCCCAGCCCTGATTCAAGATAGGCAAAACGTCGCCCTGTATATGCCATGCAGGGTCTGCATCGCATGGTAACAGGTCGCATGACCAAGCGTCATGACCAAGGGCACGGAAAGCATCCCGCACCGTTGCCGAATATTCACAGGCAACTAGAACCCGCATCGTATTGTCCTTTCCCGTATTAGGGTGTTAAGATATTACTTGACTATGATGTCCACTGTCAACCCATAAGGTGACCTATGACCGAGATGACCATATTCTACATTTCTGTTGCGTTGTTTTTCGTAGCGCCCGTTTCCATCATCTTGGTTGGGCTCATTGCATCCATTTGGTCCAACTGGTGACCAATCCGGATTTCTCCGGACTGGCAATCTAACACTAGGTGCAATTGGCCTGATAGGCGTGACTCTCACTGGTCCGATTCCTTCACATTAGAAAGATCATGGCGGACAGTCCGCCGACGAACGACCAACAGCAGACTGCCAGCACTAGCTCTACAATGGTTTCTGTTTTCATTTGACCGACTCCGATTAAGCTTGCCACATTGGCGCTTACATAGGGGCGACGCCACGCGCCCCCGGTAACCGTCATATGACCGAATGGAAGTGTATCCCCATGGCCAAGCGCGCTGACCAGTCTATCTTATTGCCCTGTTTAAGTGGTCCTTTATAAACGTGACCAAACAAGCGCCCACGTTCATAATTCCAACGCTTATTAGTTGCGTCACGTTCACGTGGATCCTCATAGGCGAAATAGTCCAACGGTTGACCATTCTGGACTTCACGGAAGCCCCGCACGAATGGTGCGCTGGCCATGACGCGCAATATTGACCCGTTTACAGTTTCTAGTTGTCCCATGATCAACCCCGTTTTTTTGAGATACAAAACGACAGGACAAGCTTGCCTATCTTTATGAAGCGGATGCCGCCGACTTTTCTGTATGTCATGTTATGTGCCGTTGTTTGTGTTTCGATGTTTGGATTATGCATTGTGTGCATATTGAATGCAAGCGGAAAAATACATTTTTCTAAAAATAATTTGCCCAGGGCGATATTAATAAAAATGTTACATTAGCCTGGGCTTGCCTGGGCGCGTATTTTTTTATGAATCGGCTCATTTTCCACTTGTCTTATGCATAAGATGCATATATAAACAATTCAGCGCAACGCTAATACATCGGAGCCCATACCATGAAAAACAGAATCTTCTCTTTCGAAAACCCCAAGGCGATTAAGGCTCTCGAGAGCGGATGGCTGAATGGGATTCACTACATGGCGCCTTATACACTTGCGGGCGTGGGGAATCTTTGCCCCGATGCGACAGACGGATGTAAGAATCTTTGCTTGGGCGTTGAATCAGGGGCGGCGGTTTACTACCCCACGGTAATGCAATCTCGCATTGTGAAAGCTCGGCGGTTTATGAAGAATCGCCAAGCTTACTTGCACGATATGGCTCATTCAATTGAATTGGCATGGAACCGCGCTTTGCGCGATAATCTTAAGCTTTGCATTAGGCCAAATGGTTCAACTGATATCGCGTGGGAAGGAATCAAATTAAACGGTATCAGCCTCATTCAAGCTTTTCCGGAAATTCAGTTTACAGACTACACGAAAAGCTTTAAACGCGCCTTGGCCCACGCCCAAGGGAAACTACCTAAAAACTATCATTTGACGTTCTCACATTCTGAAAAGAATGAGGCGCAATGCATTGAAATATTGCGGGCGGGCGGTAATGTCGCGGTCGTGTTTGCCAAACAACGCCCGACACATTGGAACGGTTTCCCCACAATAGACGGCGATCAGCACGACTTGCGTCATTTAGACGGGCGTGGCGTTGTGGTGGCGTTAACGCCCAAGGGAAACAAGGCGAAGAAAGATATCAGCGGATTTGTTGTTCGCTAATACAAGCTTAATCTAGGCTTCAAGGGCGCATCCTATATGGGTGCGCTTTTTTTTGTTATATTGGAATTTCAAGAAATCGCGCACAGTTGTTGGTTCGGGCGCTGAAGGGGATATTCAATGGCTAAAGGCGAAAAGAGATATTCAGGAAAAGAACATAGAGAACAGCTTCAGGCTATCCTACCTGAAGTAAAAGCCAACAGGGAAGCAAGGGAAAAGGAATACAAGCGGAAACCCTATAGCAGGGAAGCTTTCATGGCTATCTGCGAGCGCATGGCGAGAGGCGAAACAACGTCGGATGCGTTGCAAGCGGAGAATCTTGCACCTTCTACATTTTATGGATGGATGGAGCGAGAGGGGGAAGAATCGGTTGAGTTGCGGAGCATATTCGCGCGCGCGCGTTACGCCCTGGCCGAATCAGCTTTCTCTGAAGCATTGTCTAGGTCTAGGTCATTAATGGAAGAAACTGATATTGATTCGGCGAGAGTCGGAGCGGCCAGGCTGTTAGTCGATACGCTGAAATGGTATGCGGAGCGCCTGAATCCGGGGCAATATGCGCCACAGCGCGATATTCCAGCGCCTGCTACAGTCAATGTGACGAATAACAGTCTTACGATAGACGGGCGCTCGCTTGGTTCGGAACAAAGAGAGAACCTGCGTACTATGCTCTTGCAGGCACGAGAACAGATAGAGAACAAATAGAGACCGAACCAAGAATGTTTCACGTGAAACATTAGCCACGTTCATGTTAGCGCGGAACAAACCGTGAACAAACCAAGAACGACGCAGTGTTTCACGTGAAACATACTTGAGTCGTTCAACAATGTTTCACGTGAAACATAGGCCACGCTCAAGGTACCCTGATCAGACCCCCGACTACCCACCTGTCCACAAAAGGCCCCCGGGGGTTTAGGTACCAAAGCCCACTCTCGCAATACGGGCTATACATGGCAGTTTATACCCCTCCCCCCATACAGGTACCCCTACCCCCCCGTGTCATAGGTACCGTCATGGGCATGGGTATGTGTTTACCTCCCCTTTATAGGTAGGTACTAAGTATGGGTAGTTGCTGCGTCCCGACCAAAGAACGTGTGCGGTTTTTTAAAAACCCTAACCGGTCACTTCTGGTTCGGGCTCCGGCCCTTCAGGTACCGGCATCCAGTGGCTAGGGTCTATGACCATGTTGTAGCCCAGCACATTCCAGGTCCCGTCTTCCGGTTCCCAATATGCCATCCAAACAAAGCCGTTATCCCAAACCAAGATTTCGCTGTCTTCCTTGGGTGCGGTGTCAATAGGTTGCCAATTCATGCCGGTCTCCTGTTTGGTTCGGGGTGATGGACTCGAACCACCAACCTGCGCAGTCAAAGTGCGTTATTCTACCAATTGAACTAACCCCGATCAAAAACCTGAAGTCCGTTGCCCCTTTTGCAGAGCTTCGTGGCTAATCTCGGCACGGACAAACACCAAGCGAATAGGAATGTTTCACGGGAAACATTAGATATCTAAGCTTTTAATATATTGGCCCCTGTTAATTCCCAAACAGACTAGCATATTAGTAAACAATTTGCTATACTCTTTTTAAACAGGGGACCATTATGCGCAAAAAAAACATCTCTAAACGCCGGTGGAAGGCCAGGCTTCTGCTAGGAAAATGGATACCCGGTATGGTCATCTACCATTACGGTTTTGACCAGATGTACGGGAATGCGCTGGTCAACCACCCTGAAATGGACTTTTACAAGATTGCACCCGAACTATGACAAGTGGATTGTACTCACTCAAAGAACGATACGGCCTGGCTGGGGTCTACCTCCAATTAATGCCCGTGCTCCGTGCTCTCGAAAAAGAAAACGGTCAACAAGAAGAGAAAAAAGTTGCCGCCATGGAATCTGTGCGGTGGCTCATAGAGCAATTGATTAGTGAAAACAAACAGCTAAACGATCAACTTGAATCGTTGGATAAGGTAGAATGACAACCCTCAACCTTGATGGCCAGCAAATTGATATTGAAAAAGCTCTGCTTGAGTTAGACCGAGCCGATTGCGAGGAAAGCCTATACACGTTCCTCAAGCATGCATGGAAATACATCGATGCCTCGCCCTTCACAGAAGGTTGGCCTATTGAGGCAATTGCTGAACATCTACAAGCCGTGGCTGACGGCGAGATCCGCCGCCTGATCATCAACATCCCGCCCCGCATGGGTAAGTCGTCTATTACTTCGTGCGCGTTTCCCGCCTGGGTATGGGCGCAATCTCAAATTAGTCCTACTTCTGGTCCGGGGGTACAATTCCTCCACGCCTCATATGCCCAGCAGCTTTCATTGCGCGACTCAGTCAAGTGCCGCCGCCTCATTGAATCGCCATGGTATCGTGAATTATGGGGTGACCGGTTTAAGCTGACATCCGACCAGAACACTAAAGGCAGGTTTGACAATGACAAAAATGGCTCGCGTCTCTCTACCTCGGTGGGATCTGCGCTTACCGGGGAGGGTGGTTCGATCATTGTCGTCGATGACCCTAATGCGGCGCAAGAAGCTTTCTCCGAAGCTACCATTGCCAGCACGATTGAATGGTGGGACTCTGCGCTCTCAACCCGCCTTAACGACCCCAAAACCGGCGCATTCGTGGTCATTCAACAGAGGCTTTCAGAAGAAGACCTTACCGGGCACATTCTTTCAAAAGACCAGGGTGAATGGACGCATCTATGCTTGCCGATGAGATACGAGTGGCAACGCCACAGCGTTACGTCTATCGGGTGGAATGATCCTCGTGGTTTGGATGCAGATGCCGAACCACTAGTTGAGGTAACCCGTTACGGGGAACGTATCCCTGTTAGCCCGGAAGCCCAAGTAGAACTGGAGGACAGGGAAGGTCTGCTCCTCTGGCCAGATCGTTTTGGTGAGGAAGAAGTCAATATCCTAGAACGCCAATTAGGACCATGGGCAGCAGCCGGTCAGCTTCAACAGCGTCCCGAACCAAAAGGTGGCGGCATCATCAAGCGCGAATGGTGGCAACCATGGGAGGCAACAAACTTCCCCGGGATGGATCTCATCATCGCTACACTGGATACCGCCTACACCACCAAAACAGAAAACGACCCGTCCGCCATGACAGTCTGGGGCGTGTTCTCTGACAACAGTATGGTGCAAGCGCCCCACCACGCCATATCGCGAGATGGTGCCCGGTCTGAATACACCCGCCAGTATTCTGAAATTGCGCCTAAAGTAATGCTCATGTATGCCTGGCAGGGGCGCTATGAACTTCATGACCTAGTATCTAAAGTATCCGAAACATGCCGCAAGTTAAAAGTAGACACATTGCTAATAGAAAACAAAGCCGCGGGCCACTCTGTAGCCCAAGAAATACGTAGAATGTATGGGCATGAAAAGTTTGGGGTGCATATGTTTGACCCTAAAAGCCAAGATAAACTTGCTAGATTGTATTCTGTACAACATTTATTTGCTGAAGGCATAGTATATGCGCCACTTAAACAGTGGGCAGAGATGGTTATTACTCAAGTTGCGCAATTTCCTAAAGCAAAACATGACGATTTGGTTGATACCGTCAGCATGGCTATGCGGCATTTGCGTGAAACTGGCGCTATCATGCGCGGTGAGGAGTTCCAATCTGACCTGACGGACAGCATGGCGTTCAAGGGTAACAACCAGTGGCAAGCACTCTATCCAATTTAATAAAAAGCTAGTATACTTGCGGCCTTAAGCAGGGGGAAGTTATGGCCCGAGTATTGGCAAGTGCAACTGTTGACGTTATTAAGCCCAACACGCCCAAGACAATTGGGCATTTCCGGGTGGAAGTTTGGGGCCAGGCCCCATATGACTATGTCCGCCACTATGAAATCATGGCGCAATCCGATAATATAGCCGCACAACAAGGGATTCAGCGGTTTGTTGACGAGATGGAAGCCCTGACGCCCGAGCAAGGATAGTCCTTATGCCCATGGTACCCGGTTTGATGTCCAATATTCGGCTTCCCGGCCCTGAAGAAGAGGCTATCCCGGGCAACGATGTCATGATTGAGATCGTAGATGACGGGGAAGATAAGGAAAAACACGACAAAGACGGGGCTTTGCTTGAAATTGAGCATGCTGACGGGTCAATCACCATTTCCCTGGATGGGAAGCCAATCAATGATAACCGCGCCGAGCGGGATGAAACCGATTGGTTCCGCAATCTGGTAGATGATGTCGCTGAAGGGCACCTAAACAGCATCTCCCAAGAGCTTCTCCGTGGGATCCGGGACGATATCCAGAGCCGAAACGACTGGATTGAGGACCGTGCGCAAGGAATTAAGCTGCTTGGCCTCAAAATCGAGATCCCCGGCTTGCAGGGTCCCGGTGATGGTGCCCCGATAGAGGGCATGAGCAAAGTACGCCACCCCCTTTTATTGGAAGCCGTGCTGCGTTTTCAGGCAAACGCCCGTTCAGAGCTGCTTCCGACTGATGGTCCGGTCAAAATCCGCAATGATAACAACAACGCTACGCTGGAAAACGATCAGCTAGCCAATGCGTTGGAGAATGACCTCAACCATTACCTGACATCGACCGCAACTGAGTACTATCCTGACACGGATCGCATGCTTTTGATGCTTGGGTTTGGTGGGACGGCGTTCAAGAAGGTCTATTTCTGCCCGCTCCGCAACAGGCCGGTGTCTGAGAGCGTCGATGCGAACGATTTGATCGTCAACAACTCGGCCACGGACTTGCGTAATGCAAAACGCATTACACACCGCTCCTATATGCGGCCCAGCACTGTCAAAAGGCTGCAAATTCTTGGTGTGTACGCAGATGTAGATCTTTCTACGCCAAAAGCACCAGATCTAGACAGCGTCCAGCGTGAAAAAAACGCACAACAAGGCATTAGCCCTGAATCCATGAACCCGGATGACCGGGATCGTGAGATTTATGAGGTTTATTGTGAATTAGACTTACCCGGCTTTGAGCATAAGCATAAGGGCAAAGAGTCTGGGCTAGAAATTCCGTACATCGTAACTATCGATGTGTCGTCACAACAAGTCCTATCAATTGTGAGAAACTACAGTGAAGATGACCAAGAGCTTCCAACAGCTAAAAAGCGTTTTGTTAAGTATACTTTTGTGCCCGGTATGGGTTTTTATGATATTGGGCTTCTTCATATACTTGGCAATACAACTAACGCTATCACTGCTGCGTGGCGTGAACTACTTGACGCTGGCATGTATAACAATTTTCCTGGTTTTCTTATGGCAGATACTGGGGCTAGGCAGAATACTAACATATTCCGTGTACCTCCTGGTGGGGGCGCTTTAGTCAAAACTAACGGCATGCCTATCACACAGGCTATTATGCCCCTACCATATAAGGAACCTTCTGGCGCTCTGATGAATCTTGTGACGCAGATGTCTGACACTGGCATGCGTGTCGGTGGTACGTCTGAAGTCATGGTGACTGAAGGCAAGCCTGATGCCCCGGTTGGCACCACGCTGGCTATGATTGAGCAGGCCCAAAAAGTTTTGAACTCCGTCCACAAGCGCATGCATGCAGCGCAATCGGAAGAGTTTGAGATGTTGGTTGAGTGCTTCAAAGAGCATCCCGAGAGCTTTTGGCAAAAGCGCCGCCATTCGGCATATCCGTGGGATGAGAAGACATTTACGGACGCGCTGGATAACTACTATTTTGTCCCGCAAGCGGATCCCAATACGTCCAGCCAGACGCAGCGCCTGATGAAGGTGCTGGCATTGAAGCAATTGGTGGCGACCAACCCTGCTCTGTATGATCCTATTGCGGTTGATACGGCGGCGTTACAGGCTCTTGGTTGGTCAAATCCGCAACAGTTCATGATCCCGCCGTCTGCGCAGGGTGCCCCGCCGCCTGAACTCATGCAGGCCATGGCTAAGATGCAAGTTGATAAGAGCAATGCGGATGCCCGCATGCTGGATAGCCAGACCCGCGCCAAGGAAGCGCAAGATCGGCTGGAGCTTGATCATATGCGTCTCCAGATGGAAATGCAACGTGATCAGGGCGACCCTTCCAAGATGGCGCAAGTTCAAACGCAGCAGATGGAAATTCAACAACGTGGTCAGGACGCCATGTTGGACGCTGTAAACCGCAAGCGCGACCGCGAGAGCCGCGAACGCCTTGCTGCAATTAAGCTGGCTGAAGAGTTGATGCGTAACCCTGGTGGGTTGGCCGCTGCTCAGACAATTGTAGACCCCCAGATGCTTTCCCGTCTTGAGGCCAATGAGCCTACCCTTGACGGTACCCAGACCGGAGAACTGTGATGGCTGATCGGTATGACGAGCCAAGACAACCCGCTCGCCTTCCCAAACGGGACCGGGGGCAAGGAAATCGCGTCACGCAGGGCATGGTTGAGGGATTTGGCACCCAACCTCTTGCTGGTGTTTCTGAGCGAGACCGAGCTAACTACCCGGAGTTGTCTGGATATTTAGATCCTGTCGCTAAATCTCTTAATTTTGTTAGTCGGTTGCCCGGAGCCGTTGCGGGTGGTTTGGCCGGTACTGTTGGTGCGGGCACAGAATATCTGACTGGCGACAGAGGGTACGCCAATTACAATGAGCGCCAAGCACGGGCAATGTTGGATTATCTGGGCACAAGGAGCATGGCGGAACCTGGCATGGTTCCCTCTGCAAGGATCCCTAGGAATGGCGAAGTTTTGCCCCCAACCCGGTCTACTCCTGCTCAATTAGGATATGTTGAACGCGCTCCGGTTGATGTTTACCGTGAGTTGCCGCCGGGATCCATCCGTGGCACTAGCGCAGAGGGCGCACCTAGGTTGCCAGCGCCTAATCCGCTGGCCGAATATCGCCAAACTGCTGGTTTTGATTATGGTATCGGTCCCAAACGGCCATCTGAAGCTTACCGTCCTGTAATTGATCAAACATATACGTTGCCTGAACAATTAAACCGCAGGCCAGAAGTAGTTACGGATCCATCTGGGATATCTAGGCTGGGTTCGGAAAGCCCCCAAGCTGACCAAGCATTGGCCATGGCCCAAAAGCGAGTGCGTGATGCTGAAGCACGGTTCTTGGCCGAACAACAGGCCCGCGCTACCGGTGAAGGCATGCGTGAGCGTCCCGGCACCGATTTCAATCTGGTTGGGTCATCGTATGATCCTTCTGGTCGGGCGCTGCAACCTGTTTACACCGGCAGAAATGCTGTTGGCCCAGATACGCCCAGAAGCTTTCTACAGCCATCAAGCAACCTACCCGCAGTAGTAGATCGTGGCGCTGGGTTACCTTCTCCTGCCCAAGGCCGCGCTCTAGCATTGACTGAACAGCCTGCCGCCGCTGGTGCCGCTCCTCTTCAATTAGGCAATATTTGGGAAGGCCAGTTTACGGAAGTTCCGCAAACTGGAGCTGTTCCTAGGGGAAATGTGCCGCTTTTGGCAAGGCCAGAAACGCCTTATTGGGAGCAACCAGGTTATCGTCATTCCCTTGACCCAGATGCTGTCTGGGCAGACATATATTCCTCCACCCACAGCGGCGTTCATTCACCGGCAACTGTATCTGACCCAGCAATAAGCACGGGAAGTCCTGTTGGCGGTGCCCCAACAGCAAGTTCGGGATATACGCCCCGAAATGCGGGGGCTCTTGCTGCTGGCGCTACTGCTCTTGCTGGCGGCGCTTTAATATCCGGAAGTTCAGGCGGTTCGCGCCAGCCACAGCAAACGGTTGTAGGCCCCGTTCAAGGGCCTCCTGAATTTCAAGGACCGCCTGAAATGCAAGGCCCGCCCGAAATGCAAGGGCCTCCCATGCCCCCGGCATCTCGACAAGCAGTTCAAACTGCTCGCGCTCGCGCCGCCGCTGCCCCCGAAACCGCCCGTGTGTCCCAACCATCTTCTGGTGGGATACTGTCAAATTTTTTTGGTAGCCCTGCTACTACCAAACAACTTTTTGAGCAGTCACGAGCTAACCCAGATGACGCTGGCGCTTGGATGAGGGCAGAACGTCAATATGCTGCAACGCATAAAGATGATCCTAATTTTAATGTTACCAAGTTAAACCCTGATACCGGCATGAAGCGTGGCGGCGCGGCTAATGCAAAGCCTGATTCAGTTCATAAGGCTCTTGAGATCATTCATCATCTTCTCATGCGCCAATAAGAGGTCATCATGGCAAAGCGCAACGCTATTGTTGAGGCTCTGCGTTTAGCCCGCAAACAGTATGCGGTTGGCGGTAGCCCGTTTTACCAACAGCCCATCTATGACCAAATGCAACGTGAAATTGATGCTTGGAAAAACAAAAAACTTCCAAATATTGAACCTTTACGTGTAGACAGAATTGCGCCCCCACCAGGCGGTTCTGCGCTGCAAAATGCAACTCCCCATGATTTAGGCGGATATGCGCCGGTAAATGTACCTGCTTCAACAACACCCATACTTGATGGGGGTGGTGGAGGAGACGGATTATCTGGGACAGATATTTCTAGTGCTACTTCTACTCCATCAACGGCGATGTCATCTACGTCTACTGGACCATCTGCGCCCGCTGGCGCAACACCGTCTGGTCCGGGATTTTCATTTACGGGGGCGCCTATTGGTGCGGTAGAAGCTTACGATCTCCCGGCTCCGACAACTGCTGCCCCTGCCCCCGCCGCTCCAAATGCCGATGCTACATTTGCAGCAAATGACCCATTTTCCAATCTTGATCAAACGGGATTAACCACTGGACCAAATAATGCTGCTGCCAATCAGGCGGCGCTTGGTGCCCAAGTTGGAGCACAAGTCGGCCAAGCCCTTTCCGCACAACAAGCAGCAAATTTAGCGCAAACAAATTTTGGTGCACAAGTAGGAACACAGGTTGGCAAGGCGCTCAACACCATTGGCGCAAACCCGGCTACCACTGTCTCTGCAACGCCTGCTGCTGCTATTGCCTCAAGCGCAACGCCTTCCGCTAGTCAAGCACTGGCTGCGGCAATAGCGGCTCAACAAGGTCAATATGCCGCCAATCAAGCGCAATTTGATGTTATGGGCAACGTAACAGCGCCAGGAGTTGCGTCAAAGGTAAGTGTGCTTCCGTCTCCAACGCCGGGCAAGCAGGCTACAACACCCGGAGTTCAGCAGCCATCTTTTGTTGGCGCTCCTTTAGCTACCGCTGCACAATTGCAGGATAACCCTGACATTACAGGCCCCACTATGGCTGGGCTTTCTTATAGTCAGGCTGCGCAAGATCAAACAATTAGTGGAGAAACTGGGACATTTAATGCTGCTACCCCAGAAGCATCCAGCGCACCTGCTGCTGCGCCTTCTAGTGCGCCTGCTGCCGCTCCATCTGCTCCATCTGCGCCGTCCGCGCCCTCTGCTCCATCTGCGCCTGCGGCAGCGCCTACTACATCTACAAGCCCACTGGGGATTAGTGTTCAAGAAGCAGATCCTGCCAACGCAGACTTGGCAAATGCGTTAGCTGAAGCCCAAGCCCAGGCGGCTGCTGAAGCTGCTTCGGCAGTTGATTCTTCTGCTACGGCAGATAATTCATCTTCCCCTGGAGATGCTGAAGGTGGTTCTTTTGGAGGAGATGGATCGTCTGCGGGCGGTGAAGGCGGCGGTGGGATGGGCGGATCTGGTGATTCCGGCGGTGGTTCTAGTGGTGATGGATCGTCAGGCGGCGGATCTGGTGGAGACGGCGGCGGTGGCGGCGGCGGTGATGGTGGCGGTGGAGGCGGTGGAGACGGCGGCGGTGGCGGCGGCGGTGAAAAACGTGGCGGCTTTATCCGACCCAAACATCATTCCCACCAAATGGTTGATAAAGCTTTAAAACTTACAGAACGCAAAAAAGGCGGGAAGATATCTGCGTACCCGTTAAAACCTGACAATGAAAAAAGAAAACACGCTGGTTTTTCTGAAACTGGCGGTAAAATGAAATGGATGAATCCAGATGACTTTTTGGGCAAAGCTCAAAAAATGCAAATGGATAAAGAAGACAAAAAATCCATTAAAAAATTTAAAAAGAAAATCAAAAAAGGTAAAGATTTGAACCCGCTTGCGTTGTATCCAAGTGGTGGCCAAGACGGTCGCCACCGCGCAACTGCGGCTAAAGAACTGGGAATAGACAAAGTTCCGGTCATTACTTGGCCCGGGAAGAATAACGGTGGGTCTATTACAGACCGCGCTCTTATGGTAATGTCTAAATCGGTTAATCACCAACGGGGACGCCCGTAATCCTGGTACTAGGAGTTATCATGTCTGAGATGGCAAAAAAGGCCCGAGAGGCCATGAAGGACAAGGCTAAACGCCTTGCGTCCGATCGCCCCCTTGAAAAGGTGGATTCGTCTGATTTTACCCCGCCTGCTATGCTGAACGCTGAAGCCAAAACGGGCATGCGCCCCGTTTCGCCCCGTGCTTACAAGCGCGGCGGCAAGGTGGCTGGCGAGCATGCCAAGGCGAACATGGGTCAAAAGCCCCGCAAGTCTGGTGGGCAGGTCAAGGAATGGGTTAACGCCAAGGTTAACCGCAACGTCAAAGAAGCCAATGAGAAGCGTGACGGCGTCAAGCATGTCGGCGCTTTGAAGGATGGTGGCCGTGCCCAAAAGTATATGGGTGGTCCCATGGCTGGGGCGCAACAAATCCTTGCCAATAACCCCGCTGGCGTTTCGGGCAACTCTTTGTATGGTGCCGGTCGCACTCGCGTCATGGATGCCAAACTTGGCCCTGCCCGTGCGATTGGGTTGAAGAAGGGCGGCAAGGCAGAAGGCCATCCGGATGAGGCCGCTGACAAGGCCCTCATCAAGAAAATGGTGAAGCCGTCTGCCCGCACTGGCAAAGCTGATGGCGGCCCAAACATTGATGAAGATTATTATGCCCGTGCGGTGCAGCGGGGGGGGTATGATGATACTTCTCTTGGAAATGCTGCTGCCAAAGACGAAGCTATTCGCCGAAAAGCTTATGATGAGAAGTACGGAACTCAAGAGTTGAAAAAGGGTGGCCGTACAGGTCGTAAAACTGGCGGCGGCGTGTTCTCCGGCCCCGGCTATCCCGGAAAAGTTCCCGGCGCTGTTCCCGGTGGGCGCACTGCCCATGCCAAGGGCGGCAAAACAGGCAAGGGCAAGACTGACATCAACATCATGATCAACCCGCACCACCCGGCGGATGCTGGCGGCATGGGCATGCCCCCGGCTGGCCCCATGGGTGGCCCTACTCGTCCTCCCGGCATGGGTGGCCCTACTCGTCCTCCCGGCATGGGTGGCCCTGCTGGTGGCGCTCCGCTCCCGGTTCCGATGCCGCCGCCCGGTGGAATGCCGCCCGCGATGCCGCCTGCTATGCCCCCCGGCATGCCTCCTGGTGGGATGCCTGCAATTCCTCCCGGCATGATGCCCCGCCCCCGTAAGTCTGGTGGCCGCGCTTATCATTCCTATAAAGACATGGATGCCGGCGCTGGCTCTGGTGAGGGCCGCTTGGAAAAGGCTGAGATTGCGTCAAAGACGGCCAAGATCAGCAAGGGCAATTACTGAATTTGCGACTGTAATCGGTGCGGTCGCAAATTGGACGGAGACGTAACCCCCCTTTACGTCTCCGTCCTCCCAACCAGAAGGGGGACTGCTAGGGGGCAGTTTATGGCGACAACATACCAAGCGTATTACCAATATGAGTTGAAGAAGCTTCTCAACTCCGAAATCGAGCGTATTAAAGAGATGCTCGTAAGCTCTTATCAAATAGAGGGTTTTGACTTTTCAGCTTACCGACACCACGTTGGTAAGATTGAAGGACTTCGTATAGCTTTAGAGCTATGCGATGAGGCGGACGCCATTGTAAATGGCAAGGAAAAGTAGGGGGATATACATGCCTTTTATGACGATGCAGCACGAAGTAGACCCAGCAGAAACTATTAAAACTGAGATGGGGGACATTTCTACTGTCGAAGTGTTCAATAATCAGTTGTTGGTGGCGGTTTATATTCGCCCCCAAAAAACTAAAAGCGGGATCATTTTGACCAGCCAGACCACGGACGAGGACAAGTTCCAATCAAAAGTCGGACTTGTCGTCAAGAAGGGCCCTCAAGCATTCAAGGATTCTACTGGCGAGTGGTTCAGTGGCTTGGAGATCAATGAAGGGGATTGGATCGTGTTTCGCCCATCTGATGGGTGGAGCATTACGGTCAACAATGTGCTTTGCCGCATGATCGAAGATGTGAACATCAAGGGCCGAGTCGACCAGCCTGATCGTGTTTGGTAATAAGGAGAGACATAATGTCTGGTGATGAAGAGCAAATTGAATTTAAAATTGACGATCTTCCCGCCGTTGAGCCCTCAAAAGAAGGTGAGACGGTTGTCGAGATTGTTGATGAGGCGGTCGAACCTGGTCCGGAAAAGAAGGACAAGGATGTCGATAAGGCCCTGAAGAAGCTCAATAAAAAGCTTGAAAGGGAACGCAAGGCCCGTGCGGAAGCCGAGGCGATAGCTAGGCAGGCGTCTGAACATGCCCGCATGGCGCATAATGAAGCCAGCGACAGCAATTTGCATCTTGTTAGCGGTGCAATTGAGTCGGTTAAGCGCGATCAGGAAATTTTGAAAGCCCAGCTTCGGGACGCCATGGCAATTGGCGATTTTGATAAAGCTGCGCAGCTTCAAGAAAACATGACCGCCAACATTCAGAATCTGCGCCAACTTGAGCGCGGGTTCGAGGAAATGAAGCAGCAGCCCCGGTTGCCGCCCGTTCCTCAACAGAATCCAAACGAACTGACGGTAGATACGCTCATCGACCGTGTGACGCCTAAGTCTGCGGAATGGTTGAAGAAAAACCGGGATCATCTCCCGGATTCTCGGTCAATTCGTGTCATGGCAAGGGCTCATGAAGACGCGATTGATTACGGTATTGCTCCGGAATCGGATGCGTATTTCCAGTTTGTTGAAAACAGATTGGGGATTAATTCCAATCGCCGATCAATCCCTGAAGTGGATAATGTGATGTCGAGTGCGTCGTCTTCTAAGCAGAAGCGGTCTTCCCCGCCGTCTGCCCCGGTCTCTCGCCAGCCGATTGATTCCCCGAACCGGCCCGGAACCATTCGTCTGACGGCTGCTGAAGTAGAAGCCGCCCGCATCAGTGGTGTTACTCCGCAAGAGTATTACCAGAACAAAATGCGCGATGCTAACCGTTTGAATTGAGGAGAGTTAAATGTCCATGTCTACCGAAACTGCGGCAAAACGTCGCGGACGCCCGCCCAGAATTACAGTAACCCCTGACATTGAAGAGCAGGATTCTGTTATTGAGGCTGTAGCCATCAAGGAAACGGTTGTGGAGCGTCCTGCAATGCGCCCAACCATGCGTGAGGAAGACCCGCGAGTTGCTGCTGCCCGCCGTGCGGCTGAAATTCGCAACCATTCCGAGGCTGTAGATGAAGGCGCGGACGAATTTCGTGCCCCGACTGCGCCTGATGGGTGGGAATATGAGTGGAAACGTCGTCTTCTGGTTGGGCAAGAAGATCCTGCTTATCAGGTTCAGCTTGCTCGCATGGGTTGGGAACCTGTTTCTACTGCCCGCCACCCTGAAATGATGCCCATGAACGGTAATCATCCTGTAATTGAAAGAAAAGGGATGGTTTTGATGCAGCGTCCGGCAGTAATTTCAGATGAGGCGCGTTCTGGCGAGTTGCGCAAGGCTAAAGCCCAAGTTCGCATGAAAGAACAACAACTTAGTGCTGCCCCTGATGGCACACTGACCCGCGATCATGCGAGTGTTAGGCCTCAAATTAATAAAGGATTTGAGCCAATTCCGGTGCCTAAAGATTAAAAATGTAAAAAAATGGGGGCCACTAACAAGTGGCCCCTTTACATTTATATTTAATCGTGTATTTTTCCATGTGAGACCTGAAAAGGTTATTCCCATCCCCCGGCGCGGATGGTTTCGACTTTCCCGGCTTCTAAATCTCCCCGGCGCGAGATGATGAGCCTCCTGAATAAGGAGATCCCGTCATGGCGAATACTTCTGCGCCTTTCGGTTTCCGTCAGTGGAGCGGCACTGGTTCCGCCCCTACTTACGAGCAAGTTCCAGCGTTCATCGCGTATAACAACACGACGCCTATCTTCTTCGGCGATCCTGTAGTGCAGCTCAACACCGGCTACATCACGCAAGCTTCTTCTAACTCGGTTCAGATTGGCGGCATCTTTGTTGGTTGCCAGTATCTGTCGGTCAGCCAGAAGCGCACCGTGTGGTCGAACTACTGGCCTGGTTCGGATGTTGCTTCCGGCAACACCGTGACGGCTTACATCATCAATGACCCGAATGCGCAGTTCATTGTGCAGTCTGGCAATGGTGGTCCCGTGACGTTTGCTTCTATCGGCAATAACATCGGCTTCGGCGTCGGTGGTACGAACGGCAACACCTCTAACGGTTTGTCTACGTATTATGCTGATTACAGCACGATCAACACGACCTCGACCCTTCCTTTCCGCATCGTTAACCTTGCCGGGTACTCCCCGGTCGGCGTCAGCCCCTTTTCTGGCCAGAACGGTTACGACACCACAACCGCCTACAATAGCTTGATTGTCGCGTTTAACAACGTGGCCACCAAGTCGTTGACCGGCATTTAATAAGGAGTAGGAACCATGGCTGTTAATCTTTCTGCCATTAAGGACCTTCTGCTCCCCGGTCTCCGTGGGATTGAAGGCAAGTACGAGATGATCCCATCTCAGTACGACAAGATCTTCACCAAGCATGAGTCAAAGATGGCTCTGGAGCGCACCGCTGAGATGCGTTTCCTCGGTCTGGCTCAGTTGAAGACTGAAGGCGGTCAGACCGCTTTCGACAACTCTGCTGGTGAGCGTTTTGTCTACAACCAAGAGCACACTGAAATTGCTCTCGGTTATGCCATCACCCGCAAGGCGGTGGATGACAACCTCTACAAGACCCAGTTCATGCCCTCTAACCTCGGTCTGATCGAGTCCTTCCACCAGACCAAGGAAATTTACGGCGCGAACATCCTGAACACCGCTCAGACGTATAACTCGGCTGTTGGCGGTGACGGTCAGGCTCTTTGCTCTGCTTCTCATCCGATTGATGGTGGTACGATTGCAAACCAGCCTTCCACCCAGGTTGACCTGAACGAAGCTACGCTGCTGAACGCGATGATTGCGATCCGCACGAACTTCAAAGATCAGGCTGGTCTGAAGATCTTCGCCCGTGGCCGCAAGCTCATTGTTCCCCCGCAGCTTGAGCCGGTTGCTATCCGTCTGACGAAGACGGAACTGCGTCCGGGTACTGCGGACAATGATGTCAATGCCATTATGATGACTGCCGGTGGTCTGCCGGAAGGCTACATGGTCAACGACTTCTTGACCTCTTCGTATGCCTGGTTCCTGCTGACCAACATTGACGGTCTGTCGTACATGGAGCGCGTGAAGTTCGAATCCGATATGCAGGTCGATTTTGTCACTGACAATCTTCTTGTTAAGGGTTACGAGCGCTATTCGTTCGGCTACTACAACTGGCGTTCGATTTACGGCAGCTTCCCCACCTCGTAAGGAGTGAAAGATGGCTACCGTTATCAACGATATCCAGCCGGGTCAGTACCCGAACCCTAATGGTAGCCCGGTTTTCCCGGCTACCACCTTCACCGGCCCCATCCTCGCTGGCAACGTCATTGCCAGTGATGGAACGGGCAACCTCGCCGGTCTTGGCAACACGGTTGGCACTCAGAACCTCGGTTATGTGGTTATGGGCCAATCTGCGGTTGTTACCCAAGCGAGCGGTGGAACCGACATCACACTTCCGGCCCAGAGCCAGATCCTCTCTATCGTTATGATGGTGACGACTGCCTGGACCGGGGCGACCAAGACGTTCAGCGTCGGCGCGACTGCTGGAACGACTGCGGCTACTGCTTTCTCCGCTACCGGCGTGGATGGTTCTGCCATTGGTCGTTACTCAGTAACCCCGACAACTGCTGCCCAGATTGCGAACTGGGACAACATCAGCAACTCGACCTTCCAAACGGGTGGTCCCACTGATGTGCAGTTGTTCGTCACTTCCGCAAACACTGGTTCTGGTGTGGGCACATTGCATGTGACCTATCTCCAGGGCATTAATCTCGCTTCCTAGTAGGAGGACCCCATGAAGGGTAAATTTAAGGTTCAGTCTTCTAAGAACCCCGACCACGATCTTGGTGGTGACTTCTACGCTGGTGGCCAGTCGGAAGTTGCTAAAGAAGCCAAGAACAAGGCAGAGGGCTTCAAGCGCGGTGGCAAGGCCAAGCATCATGCCATGCACGAAGAGCATGAGATGCACAAGAAGCATGGCGGCAAGGCGAAGAAGCATGTCGGCCATATGGACGGTGAGCATGCCAAGCACCACGCCGGGCGCAAGCCTCGCAAGTCTGGCGGCGGTGTGTTCTCCTCGGCGGAAGCCGGGTCGCCCCGCGCCAAGTCTTCTCACTACTAAGATCACCTCTCGGATCTAGTGTGAGACCAACGGGGGCCGTGTGCCCCCGTTTACATATGGAGATCAGCATGTCTGGTGCATGGACACGCAAGGAAGGCAAGAACCCGGAAGGTGGCCTAAATGAAAAAGGCCGTGCGTCTTTGCGGGCGGAAGGACACGATATTAAGCGTCCCCAACCAGAAGGGGGGTCGCGCAAGGACAGTTTTTGCGCTAGAATGACGGGTATGAAGCGCAAAATGACCGGTTCGGCCAAGGCTGCTGATCCCAACAGCCGCATTAACAAGTCACTCAAAAAGTGGGATTGCTGATATGGACAAACCTTTCTGGGAAAAAGATGCGCCTAAAGATGCTAAACACAAGCATCTGAACCGCAAACAAGTTCAGTCAGCCAAGGCTGCTGCGAGAGCCGCCGGACGGCCTTATCCAAATTTAGTGGACAATGTAGCTGCCGCTCGCGCTGGCAAAAGGAGTTAAAAATGGGTACCTTGTCTCAATCTGGCGTCATCTGGGACTCTATTACCAAGAACGGCAGGCACGAACCTTTTGAGCTTCAAGTTGCTCGCGGTCAAATTACAAACCATCAGCCTGTTGAGATATTTGGTTACAGCACACAGATCGCGGGGACTGCCCTTGGCCCATTATGGGAAGGTTTGACGCAATCTGGCGGTGCCTACACCTATCCATCATCCGCAGGTGTTATCGTTCTTTTAAGTGCCTCTGGGGCTACTGACGCCGGATTAATTATTCAAGTGAACGGTCTTGATGCTAATTTCAATTCTCTGTCGGAGCTTGTCACGCTTAATGGTTCTGGAACGGCAACTACGACTAATTCGTATCTTCGCATCAACGGGTTGTTTGTCACCAATGGCCTGAATGCAGGCAACATTACTGCAAAAATTGCAACCGTTCTTTATGCTCAGATCAACGGTGGTGTTGGTCAGACGCAAATGTCGCTTTATACGGTTCCTAAAGGGTACACGTTCTATCTGACATATGTTCAGGCAAACGCCAGCATCGGCTTTACTTCAAGCAACTATATGCTTTATGCTGAGTACAATAAGTTCAACCTTTCCAACAACATTCAGTCAAATGGTTATAATTTTACTGTGAATGGCAACACGACGTTGCTTTCCCAGTCTCCGTTCGTGCAGATCTTCAATATCCCGTACACGGTTGCTCCGGCACATCCTGCGGGCACTGACATTCAGTATCAGATGAAATCTAATACGAGCGGGCCATTTGTAGGGTCAATCTTTGCGGGTGGGTATTTGATTGCTGACGCTACCACCACAAACTTCTAATAGGAGTGGCAATGACTACCAGCGTCACGTACAATTTCAATCCTGGTTTGGGCGAATTAACCATATACGCCTACAACCTGATTGGAATTAGAGGGACAGCATTGCTTCAAGAGCATATGGAGGCCGCTCGTATGGCTTCCAATATGCTTTGCGCTCGCTGGTCAAACCAGGGTGTAAATTTGTGGGCGGTAGATTTAGTAACAACGCCGCTTGTCACCAACCAGGCTACATATTCGGTTGACGGTAATACCGTCATGATCTTGGATGCTTATGTTCAAGATCAAAACTCCGGGACCAACATTGACCGCATAATTCTGCCCATCAGCCGCACGGAATACGCCAGTTATCCAAACAAAGAGCAGCAAGGTTTCCCGACTGTTTATTGGTTTGACCGGTTGATTAGCTCTTCTAGGTCTACTGGTTCAGCTGGTCCGTCTATAACGCTTTGGCCCGTACCAAATACGGACAACGGTCCGCAGTATCTGAACTATTACCGTGTGCGCCAGATCCAAGATTCCAATCTTCAAGGCGGGCAAACGGTTGAGATCCCGTATCTCTGGTTGGAGGCTTTTGCCTATGGCTTGGCTGTCCGTCTGGCTCAGATCTGGAACCCCGCAGCAGTTGCGCTTTTAAAGCCCATGGCTGATGAATCATATGAGATTGCTGCCCAACAAAACGTAGAGCAGGCTCAGCAATATATCTCGCCAATGATTTCCGGATATTTCCGGTAAGGGGGCAACATGGGTTACGCCTCCCGTTCAGGTAGAGCCAGAACAGACTCCCGCAACCCACGGGCTTTTGGCGTTTGTGATCGTTGCGCTCTTTGGTACAATCATTACGAATTACGCTGGCAATACGATTGGGCGGGCGCATCGCTCATTAACAAGCGCATTTTGGTTTGCGAGACTTGCTATGACGAGCCTCAAAACCAGCTCCGTGCGATCATTATTCCGGCAGATCCGGTCCCGATCATCAATCCCCGTGTTGAGCCCTACCAATGGGACGAGATCGACCGCCGTCAATTGTCGGGTTACAACACAACCTCTCCAACGACTGGTATTCCGATTCAACAGGGTAACACTCGCGTTACTACTGTGCCCGGAGATACAATCGCTACTACATCAACATCTGGCAACGGGACGACTGCGACCGTTACTTTCTCTGCCTCAACCGTGTACCCGATTGGTTCGGCGGTCACTATTAGTGGTGTTGTCCCGGCGGGATACAATGGCACATATACCGTTACAACCTCGTCTGCGGGGTCTGTTTCTTTCTTGAGCAGCGCAACTGGTTCACAAACAGTGGCTGGTACGTTGCTTGTTGATGTCGCAACTGACAACACCCGTGTCACGCAACAGACTGGCGAGGCACCGTATGGCACCAATCAGCTTCCTGGTACGGATCCAAATGCCGTTACATATCGCACGGTCACCAATGCTGCCAACAATGGCTCTGGCCTAATTCGCCTGACTTTGGCGACAACGAATGGTATGATTACTGGCCAGTTGGTGACAGTGCAGGAAGTTGGAGGGGTTACGGCGGCAAACGGAAACTGGTATATTACAGTCATCA